CATTAACAACCAAACAAAAAACGACAATCATTAAACAGATATTTGGTGATGACGCTGAAACACTACAGGTGTTAAATGCGCTAATTGATAAAGGTAAAACCGGCTATGACCAGATTCAGGAGAAAATGGGAAAGCAGGCGGACCTTAATAAGCGTGTTAATGCTCAGCTAAGCACACTTTCGAATATCTGGGAGTCATTGACCGGTACAGCGGTCAATGGTCTTGCGGCAATCGGCGGGGCTTTTGCTGGTGATGCTAAAAGGCTGGTGGGCTGGCTGGGTGACATGTCAGAGCGCTTTACTGAGTTTGCTGACAAAAACCCGAAGGTTATTCGTGGTGCATTTGGCATCGCAGCCGGTTTTGTCGGAATGAAGTTGGGGCTGCTGGGAATTAACTTTGCGCTGGGTATTCTGGGGCAAGGACTGAAGCTTTCTCCGATGGGCTTATTCCTTAGACTTGCAGCGCTGGGAATCGGCCTATTGATTTCTGATTGGGATAAGTTCGGTCCTGTGGTCGAGAAAGTCTGGACTAAAATCGATGGTCTGACAGAGGCGCTGGGTGGTATGAACGGAATCATCACCGGAATTGGCGGGGTGATGGCTGGGTCATTCACGCTTCAGGTTATTGGATCGCTCACCACAGCCACAACCAAAGCAAGCGGGCTACTCGCTGTTCTTGCCAAAATAGGAAAGTTGAGCGCTCTGACGGTTTCAATAGCGGTCGCACTCTACATGTTTAAAAAGCTCGAAGAAATCTCTGATGTGACCACCCAGAAAGATGGCACGGAATCATTCTGGGAGTCACTTAAGAAGAGATGGAAGGCTGGCGGCTGGTATAACAATGAGCAGCAGTTAAAGGGTGGTAGCGTTCCGCTAAATCCGCAAAGCATGAGCGGTCCATTAATGCGTGACGATGCAACATCACAAAAGGGAGAGCTTAAAGTTTCTTTTGAAAACGCCCCTCCCGGAATGCGCGTTGAGCCAGTAGGTGGCGCTCTTCCGTGGTTTGATCTTGATGTGGGTTATAATCGGTTTTCTAATTCAAATTGAGGAGTAGCCTTCATGCGTTTTTTTCCGCTTTTAATGGCATTATTTTTTGTCAGTGGGGTATCTGCCAGTGAGTGTTACCCCGCTTTTAATGAGAAGGATTTTATTAAGGCAATCGGGAAAAAACCTGAGAAGGTGCAGGTGTTCAAAGATGGCGGCACGCTAAGGCATCAGTATTCATTCCGAAAGGATCAAACGGATGAAGAGGCGTTCGGTGATAACAGCGAAGCTGAGTATGAACCTCAACTTTACATTACCGTTTATGAGCCGCCATGCCCTAACAGGATAAACATTCATTTCTTCGCAAACGAAGATAAGTCAATGAATCAGGTTAACGTTACGCTGGCTGGCAAGGCTTTTGAATATCTGACAGGAACCAGCACTACAATTTTCGGAAATAAGCTGGAGAAGTTTAAGAGTGTTCAGCGGTTTGAGTCTTACGATCAAAAAGCTGATTCTTTATTCGTTAGAACTGGCGACTCCTATTCGATACAGATACACCTGAAATAAACATCGACCCGCTCTGGCGGGTTTTTTTATGCCCGGAGCAAGCCATGACCTGGAAAGATAATCTGCAGGATGCCTCACTGCGCGGCATCGCGTTTAAGGTGGACAGCGACGAAGCAACCTTTGGGCGTCGCGTGCAGGTGCATGAGTACCCGAACCGCGATAAGCCGTGGGCGGAGGATTTAGGCCGGGCAACTCGCCGCTTCAGCGTTCAGGCCTATCTTATTGGCGATGATTTCTTTGAGCAGCGCAACCGGCTGATTGAGGCTATTGAAAAGCCGGGTTCCTGTACGCTGGTTCATCCTTACTACGGTGAGATGACCGTGGTTGTTGACGATGCCGTGCGCGTCAGTCATTCGCAGAGCGAAGGGCGCATGTGCCGCATCAGCTTCAGCTTCGTTGAATCCGGCGAGCTGTCTTTCCCAACCGCGGGGCTGGCAACCGGCCAGAAATTATCCTCTTCCGTTTCGTTTCTGGATGACGCCATTTCATCGGCATTCGGTGTCTTTGGTATGGACGGTATGCCGGACTTCCTTCAGGACGGCGTGCTGGACGAGGCGACCGGCATGTTCGGCAATGTGACTGATGCTTTTCAGTATGTAGATTCGGGTATAAGCGCGGCATCACGCCTGATGCAGGGTGATTTATCTGTACTGCTGAAGCCACCATCCAGCGGCATGAGCTTTGTTAACCGCCTGCAGACCATGTGGCGGGCCGGAACGCGACTGAACGGCAACGCTTCCGACCTTATGTCGATGATCAAGGGACTGACCGGTATCACGTTTGGTTCCGGCTTGGCTCCGCGAGGAGTCTGGAAAACCGACAGTAAAACCGCCCAGGCGCAGACCACCCAGCGGAATTATGTAGCGCAGGCGGTACGCACCACAGCAATCAGCGAGGCCGCTGTCACAGTAACCAGCCTGCCGCAAACTTCAAGCCGCACCGTGACGCGTCAGCAGGACCCGCAGCAGCCGGTGGTGGTATCGCATCCTGCTGTCAGTAATATACGGCCTGATTCCGGTAATGCGTATTCTGATTCAGACACCACAGCGACCGCAACCGTGTCTGCCTCTTCCGGCGTTACCACCTCTCTGGATAACGGCACCGTTATTTCATGGGACGATCTCGCGCAGGTACGTGACAGCCTCAATGAGGCAATCGATCTCGAACTGGAGCGAGTTTCAGATGACGGGCTGTATCAGGCGCTGGTCACAGTGCGCACGGACATTAACCGGGATATCTCAGCACGCCTTGAGCAGGTTGACCGCATGACGGAACGGACACCCCCGCAGGTTATGCCCGCGCTGGTTCTGGCCGCGGACTGGTACGACTCAGCCTCCCGAGCAGGTGATATTACAGCGCGTAACGGCATCCGCCATCCCGGCTTCGTGCCGGTTCAGTCACTGAGAGTGCCGGTACGATGAACAACACAGTTATTTTACGGGTGAATGGTCAGGAGTGGGGAGGCTGGACTTCGGTCAGGATCGCCGCAGGAATTGAGCGTATCGCCCGCGATTTTACCGTAGAAATTACCCGCAGCTGGCCCGGTGATACCGAACAGGCTGTGCGCAGTACCCGCATTAAAAACGGTGATCTGGTTGAGGTACTGATTGGCACCGATAAGGTGCTGACCGGCTACGTTGAGGCAACGCCGGTCCGGTACGACGCACGCAGCATCACCACCGGGATTTCAGGGCGCAGTAAAACCGCTGACCTTATCGACTGTTCTGCCACGCCTTCACAGTATGCCGGTCGTTCGCTGGCGCAGGTGGCTGCTGAGTTGGCAAAGCCGTTCAGCATCAAGGTGGTGGATGCGGGAGGTGCGTCCGGTGCGCTTCAGGGCATTCAGGCCGACCAGGGCGAAACTGTCATGGACGTATTGAATAAAATGCTCGGACTGCAGCAGGCGCTGGCGTATGACAACGCGCAGGGCAATCTGGTTATCGGGGGAATTGGCAGTCAGCAGGCTCACACCGCGCTGGTGCTGGGTGAAAACATTCTTTCCTGCGACACGGAAAAGAGCATCCGGGACCGGTTCAGCGACTATCAGGTGTCCGGTCAGCGCAAGGGTAACGACGACGACTTTGGCGAGGCCACCACTACGGCAATTCGCTCAAAAACCATTGACGGAGGACTGAAGCGTTACCGCCCGATGATTATCCGCCAGACTGGCAACGCCACCACGGCAACCTGCAGCGCACGCGCAGAATTTGAGATGCGCCAGCGTGCTGCACGCACCGATGAGGTGACCTATACCGTACAGGGCTGGCGGCAGGGTGACGGCTCACTCTGGCTGCCAAACCTGCAGGTGATCGTCTTTGACCCCGTTCTGGGTTTTAACAACCGTCAGATGGTGATCGCTGAGGTGACCTACCAGCAGGATGAAAACGGCACCGTGACCGAAATCCGCGTAGGGCCACCGGATGCTTATCTCCCTGAACCTGCGAAACCCGGTAAGCGTAAGAAAAAGAAAGAAGAGGATGATTTCTGATGGCTAACCCGATTTCAGGTATGGGCCGTGCTCTGTCAAACCTGCTGGCTCGCGCGGTCGTTCGCGGACTTAACACGGCAACAAAGTGTCAGATGCTGCAGGTTGAAATGGCAGGCGGTGAGGGAAAAAGCGACATCGAGCATATGGAGCCATATGGGTTTACCGCCGCACCTCTCACCGGCGCTGAGGCCGTGGCCGCTTACTTTGACGGTGACCGCTCACACGGTGTTGTGCTGGTGGTTTCTGACCGGCGTTACCGCATCAAGGGGCTGACTTCCGGTGAGGTGGCTGTTTATGACGATCAGGGGCAGTCGGTCACGCTGACGCGATCCGGGATTGTCGTTGATGGCGCGGGCAAGACGATCACCTTTATAAATGCGCCTAAAGCCCGGTTCGAAATGGACATTGAATCGACAGGCGAGATTAAAGATAAGTGCGACTCTTCAGGGCTGACCATGTCAGCAATGCGCGTCTTCTATAACGGGCACAACCATAAAGAGAACGGCTCCGGCGGCGGTACCACTGACGCGCCAACGCAGAAAATGGTGGTTTCATGATTATTGTCATTAACGGCGTCCAGCGTGACGTGACGTGGCCGCCCGATCCCCTGACACGCGCGGTGATTATCTCCCTGTTCTCCTGGCGAAAGGCTGAGCCTGACGACAGCCCGGAGCAGAATAATGGCTGGTGGGGTGACAGCTTCCCAACCGTTCAGAATGACCGCATTGGCTCCCGTCTTTACCTTCTCAGTCGCACAACTCTCACCAATAAAACGCCGCTCAAAGCCCGCGAATATATCAGCCAGTCGCTTCAGTGGCTGGTGGATGATGGCGTGGCGGTTCGGGTGGATGTTAAGGCTGAGCGAACCGGAATTAATACGCTAAGTGCCTCAGTGGTTATAAGCCAGAAAGACGGCAACCGAACGGCATTTTCTTTTGATGATTTATGGAGTGAACTTAATGGCTGACAGTGGATTTATCCGCCCGACACTCCCTCAGTTAATCACAACAATCCGCAACGACATTCTCACCCGGCTGGAAGCTGACTCGACTCTGGCGGCACTGAGGCGAACAGACGCTGAAGTATACGGGCGCGTTCAGGCCGCCGCGGTGCATACCGTATACGGCTACATTGATTATCTGGCCCGTAACCTTCTGCCTGATCAGGCAGATGAAGACTGGCTGACGCGTCACGCAAACATGAAGCGATGCCCGCGTAAGGCGGCCACATTTGCATCAGGCTTTGCCCGCTGGAACGTAACGACAGACGGCATCCCGATTCCGGCTGGTGTGACAATTCAGCGAGATGATCTGACGTCCTACACCACAACTGCTGCGGCCACTTCGGCTGGCGGCGTTCTGCGAGTCCCTGTGATCTGTGATACGGCGGGTAAAGTTGGCAACACAGATGACGGTCTGACCCTGCGACTTGTCAGCCCGATTACCGGCCTGACATCTGCAGGCGTGGCAGACAGCATTCAGGGCGGCGCAGATATTGAAGAACTTGAGGTATGGCGGGCGCGGGTAATTGAGCGGTGGTACTGGACGCCGCAGGGCGGCGCTGACGGGGATTACGAGGTGTGGGCTAAGGAAGTGGCAGGCGTAACCCGCGCATGGACTTACCGCCACTGGAGCGGACGGGGAACAGTAGGGGTTATGGTTGCGAACAGCGATCTGTTTAACCCAATACCAGAAGCTGCAACTGTAGCAGCTGTGCAGGCGTATATTGAGCCACGCGCACCAGTGGCGGGGGCAGACATCTATGTTTTCGCTCCGGCACCTCACGTGATTAATTTTCAGATTCGCTTAAACCCTGACAATCCGGAAGTGCGGTATGCCGTTGAGGCTGAGCTGAGATCAATGATGCTTCGGGACGGCACGCCTGGCGGACTGATTAAACCTTCAAGAATCAGTGAGGCAATCAGCATAGCGACAGGTGAATACAGCCATACGCTAGTCAGCCCATCATCCGACATCGCAATATTAAAAGGTGAGGTTGGCGTAGTGGGGACCATCTCATGGACTTAACGGCGCAGTACAGGCAGATGCTTGGTGCGTTACTTCCTCGCGGTCCGGCATGGGATAGTGATGACTTGCTGCTGACGGGTTTTGCGTCATCGCTTTCAGAAGCTCACGGCCGGGCAGATGCACTGATGCTTGAAACCGATCCGCGATCAGTCACAGAGCTCATTGACCGATACGAGTCGATAAGTGGACTGCCTGACAGTTGCGCACCTGCCGGGGTTCAGACTCTTCAGCAGCGTCGCCAGAGGCTTGATGCGAAGCTGAATTTACCAGGAGGAATTAACGAGTCCTTTTATCTCGGTCAGCTTGCAGCGCTGGGCTATACGGGTGTGACGATCACTCGCTATAAGAAGAGCCAGTTTAACTGCCTCTCTGACTGCACCGATTTACTTTACAGCGATGAGTGGCGCTATTACTGGCAGGTCAACATGCCAGCATCGACGAACGTTTCTTCAATGACCACGATCAGTAACTGCACCGGCAGCTTGCGCACCTGGGGCGACACCACTGCTGAATGTGTGCTGGAGAAACTGGCACCATCTCACACTTACGTTATTTTCAGATATCCGGAGTAAACATGCATCGCATTGACACGCCTACAGCGCAAAAGGATAAATTTGGCGCCGGGAAAAATGGCTTTACTGGCGGTAACCCACAGACTGGTGAGCTACCTACAGCGCTTGACCAGGATTTTTTCGACTCGCTGCAGGAAGAAATTTGCGGCGTCATTGAGGGAGGCGGCATTGCACTGGCTAAAGGTGATCGCGGTCAGTTGCTGAAAGCGCTGAAAGCAATTTTCCCAGTCAGTTCTCTGTTTGGAAATAAGTTGTCTGCAGCCGGATATCAGAAAATGCCAGGCGGGGTAATCATTCAGTGGGGAACAATAACTGGAGGTGTCGGTCAGCTAGCAGGTACATACCCGATGGCTTTTCCTAATGGTGTATTTCAGGCGTGCGCCGTTCTGGCAGATAAAACCTCCGGTGCAACATCAGGTATCACTTTATATTCAGAAGCTGCAGGCTCAACAAGTAAAACCACGCTGATTGTTCAGCCTCGGGGCACAGATGGTGCCGGCACAACCACAGCCCGATTCATAGCGATTGGATGGTGATATGACTAAATACTTTGCAGCATCAACTAACGGTTTTTACTCTCCCGAAATCAACGGCACTGACATTCCGAAAGATGCGGTAGAAATCACCGATGAAAAATGGATTGCCCTACTGAATGGACAAAGTGAGGGCAAGCTGATTTCATCTGACAAAGATGGCAATCCAGTTCTGGTAGATTTTCCTGCACCTACTGAAGAGGAGTTGATCACCATGGCAGGAAGCCAAAAAGCAAGAATGATTGCAGAGGCTACCGTACAAATAGGCCCTCTTCAGGACGCTGACGATCTTGGTATTGCCACGGATGAAGAAACCAAGGCGCTTAAGGAGTGGAAAACCTACAGAGTGATGCTCAGTAGGGTGGATGCATCAAAAGCACCCGACATCACATGGCCTCAAAAGCCAGAATAAAAAAGCCCCGAATACGGCGCCAGTCTCAGCAGGCAGTGGGGTGTGATTTGAGATTAGTTACTCACCATCGCCAACGCCAACTAAAAACCCTGTGCCATCAACCCCTTTACAAATCTGTGCACCGCTCCGCCTTGATCAAATCTACCGATCGATATTACTGTTTATCCATACAGTATTTATCAGAGGAGGATTTATCATGGCGAGAGAGAGTGACATACACGCGGCGTTCACTGGAGCGATTAAGATAGACAGCCGGGGCAGGCAGGTACTCACTACTGCTGCGTTCCAGAAGAGGCTGGATGACCTGAACCATGTATGGACGCTGCAGGAGTGCAACCGGTGGGTTAGACGGTACCAGAACTTCTTCTTCGAGCTGGTTACCGAGGAAAGCGAGAATAAAACTTGGGCTCTCCGCAACATGGGATACGTGAGGTAGCTATGGGATTTCCATCACCAGCGTCAGACTACATTGAGCGCCGCATCGACCTGAACGATGTACTGATGCCGCACCGAAATAACATGATCCTGATTGAAACGCCTGACGGGTTCATGCTGGCCGACAAATCACTGAAGCCAGTGCCGGGCGACACCGTGGCATTCCAGTTCGGGGAGTATCCGCAGCTGGGGAAATTGTTCAGCACAGGGATTATCACTTCGGATGGTGAGACAATCGATGGAGAGGGGCTGGAAGGGATTATCGTGTTGGGGAAGGTAACAGCTGAGATAGTGGCTGTTTATGAGCCGCATCGGCCCACGGTATAGCTATGATTAGTTTTTAAGAAATTGAAAGCAGCCTTGTAGGCTGCTTTTTTTGCTAAAACGCATACACATCAACTGATTAAATGGCTCTTCTGAATGATATCAAACTAAGCGGCAGGAGGCTTTGGGTAAACTTTTTCAAACATATTATCCACGTCATCTATGAATTGCTGTGCTTGTATCAATGCGGCTTTAGCATCCACATCACTGAACGTTTCAGTCAAGTCGTAGTCTGCCGACACCCTATTGGTGTGCATTTGTTTTAGCCTGGAACCCAGTGAAATCATGGTCATTTTGTCGAATGGTTCATTACCCTTTAACCATGAACGTTGTACTAGGTAATCTCGAATATCTTTATGTGTATGAACAAAAACAGCTTTCTCAAGAATACCAGAAACTTCATGATATGCGCCGTAGTAAGCTCGACCTACTGCATTCCGATACGCAATTTCGTCGCCCTGTTCAAGGCAGCGATTAGCAAAATCTAAAAATTCTCTTCCTTTAATGCTCATTGAAATTTCTCCTTCCTGCTCCGGTCACTTTTAAACCAAGAGGTAAAGGGTTTGCCGATATACTTATCATCGGCAAGCAGAAAAGAAAGTTCATTATTGAGCTTGGCAAGAATGTATGGATCTTCTGTTTCAGCTCTAACAACATAGGCATTATCATCATCTGAATTGATGAAATAATGAGCTCCTACGCAGTTTACGCCATGCCGATTAGCGATGCCTTCAACTTCATCACATAAGGCTTCAATCTCACCAGAAGTAAGGGATGAGGCTTTTTTGAACTCTTCAATCAGGGAAACCATATGAACCCCTTCATCCATGTAGCGTTGACGTTCTTCTCCATCATACATTGCTAATAACTTTAAATTGTACTTCCGGGTGAGCTTAGTGTTACCAATGGTAAAAGCTACGTTGCGGGCAACGCGTCGATGTTCGGAAGTACAATAGCGCTCCTCCAGGCGGAAAAGTTCTGTCCGATGGATATAGTTATGAGCGCTAAAGCCAAGGTAGGCAAGGTAGTTAGATGCTATGAACTCATTTTCAGATTCTAACGCCTTTGCAAAGTGTGCCATTGCTGCATCAAAATCATTAAGTGAAGCCATTAGAAGACCGTTCAGATATGAACGAATCGGCTCAGCTTCAAAGCCAATAGCTTTTTCAAACTTGTCAATCTCAGCCTGAGGAGGAACTGTATGAGAGGTTATAAACTCCCATAAAGAAATGTTAACCGACTGAGAAGCTGGTTTCGCTTGAGGTTGCATGGATGCCTTGTATTGAAGTAACTATATGAAAAACAATGCTTTTTTAGAATATTTCTTTTTGTGTAGGATGCAAATTCTACCATTAACGACTCAGTTGTCACCCTGAAAAGCAGTCTTTACAAAAAAGCATGATGTACAGTGTAGTTATTTTCATTGTATCGGCCAGGCTTGCATAAACTTTAGATCATAAGAAAAGAGTACCTTAATGTGTACTTTTAAATATTTTAATTAATAAGAAATGCATTTAAATTCAGGGGGTTAATTTTTTATATCACTTAGTCCATTTAACTAAGAGGACAGCGGCGCGCATTATAGCGCAAACAGGCAGTGAGATTCACTACGTCGTCGTCCGTTTGCTCATTCCGCCAGCAATTCCGGTTTTCTGCGCGCGCTAACGTTACGTGCAGAAAGCGAAAACAGCTGTACTGAAGTCCGG